GGTCTGTCTTCTTACCTTACTCTTAGTGCTCGTCTCGGTGCTTTCAGCGCTGACACGGCAGCCGGTGGTGATCTTGTGGCTCATTACAAGAACAGCATGGGTGAAGAGAAAAGGTACGGTAATGACTTCGGTGAAAGCAACGCTCTTGAGATGGTTGGTAACTTTGCTACTAACAAGTCGTCTCCTGTGGCTTCGCTTGTTGCTGACTTCCTTCGTCAGGAAGATTTCAAAGGTGACGCTGTCACCCCTCAGGACGCTGCGATTAGTCGTATGCTCCCGATCATTGTACAGGACATCTACGAAATGGGCGAGAAGTACGGGTACATGGAAGGCTCGGCACGTATTGCACCGGCTGTGTTCGGTGCGGGTGTGTCGGACTACAAGCCCTACGCTCTTGACACTGAACGCCGGATGGAAGCACCGGATAAAATCGAACGTAGTAAACTAGAAGATCAGGCGACTGAGGATTACACTGTCGTAGATGGTGTGGTTACTTTCTCTCCTGAGATTCAGGCTCTCTGGCAAGAACGTCTTGACGAATACCTTGCAGACGGCATGGAAAGCGTAACGTCTGACCCTGCGTGGGAAGGGCTGAGCGACAAAGAGAAAGCGGAAATAATCTCTGACGTCCGTAACGAGGCTAAGGAAGAAGCTCGGAAGGACGCTCTAGCTTACGTAGGATTGGAATAATAGAAGTGAGTGATATAATTACAGCAGAACGAGTCGCAGTTCTAGAAAGTCAGGTCGAACACCTTAACGCTCAGATGGTGCTTGACAGGGCTGAACGAAGAGAAGAGATTGGGGAGTTGTCTAGTAAAATAGATGAACTCCTCTCTCTCAAACACAAAGGAGCAGGAGCCTTCTGGTTGTTTGGGATCATCTTTGGTTCCGGTATCATAGCTGCTGCGACTGCAATAGTATCTTGGTTTAAAGGAGGTTAACGAACGTGACTTACGAAGAAGCGATCCGTATGGTCGTAGAAGAGTTCGTAGCAAAGCTAACAGAACTACTAAAGACTGTGGAACCCTCGCCTTCTTCTGGGCTGACGAAGCGTGTGCTCCTTGAACTACTGTCTCACGAGGGCATTGTCCTTGAGGCGTACAAAGATAGCGTAGGCGTGTGGACTTGGGGTGTTGGTGTTACCAGTGCCTCAGGTCACCGCGTCCTGCGGTACAAAGATAACCCTCAGCCGATGAGTAAGGTTATTGAGATTTACAAGTGGTTGGTAGAGACTAAGTACCTTCCTGATGTCCTTGAAGCGTTCACTGTTGAACTCTCTGAGGCTCAACTTGCTGCTGCTCTGTCGTTCCACTATAACACCGGAGCCATTAAACGGGCTTCGTGGGTGAAGTCCTTCAACGCAGGGAACGTAGCCAAAGCTCGTAGAGAGATCATGAACTGGCGTACTCCGTCGTCTATCATCGAACGACGAGAAAAGGAACGTGATCTTTTCTTTGATGAGAAGTGGTCTAACGATGGTAAGTCTACGGTGTACACTGTAGTTAACAAACCGTCTTACACACCTAAATGGTCGAGTGCAAAAAGAATCGACATCACAGGAGATTTATAAAATGGGGATTAGCCTCGGAGGAATTTTGAAGGAGGTCCTGTCTCCGGTAACTGACATCATCTCTGAAGTTGTCGTTGACAAGGATAAGCGAGATGAGATTAAGCTTGAGATTGAAAAACTGGCTGATCAGGTGGACCAGCGTTACCATAAGGAACTCATGGGGCAGATTGAGGTCAACAAGGAAGAAGCAAAACACGCTTCTGTATTTGTGGCGGGCTGGCGGCCTTTCATCGGATGGGTTAGCGGTATCGGGCTTGGGTATACATTTGTCTTCTCTCCATTCGTTGAGTTCATTGCTCGGGCGAATGGGTATGTAGGCGAGATGCCAATGCCTGACACAGGCCAGCTTATGACACTGATCATGGCTATGCTAGGTGTAGGTGCTATGCGTTCTTACGACAAGAACAAAGGAACGTCGCCTCTACCTAAGAACACTAAGTAAAAGAAAACCCCCGGCGGCTTAAGTGCTACCGGGGGTCTTTTTGTATCTACTTCAGGCTCGTCGTGCAATAAACACGAGAGCAGCGATGCCGACTAGCACCAGTACAATTGTCTCAAGCATTCTCTTCTTCTCCTTCTTCTTCGTTCGCTTCGTTAAAGAGTTCACGAGCAAAGTCGTAACCACACCAGTTGTCGACCCCTGCGTCCTCTAGAGCACGAAGCCAAGCAGCATCCTCTAGAAGGCTTTCGTAAAGGGCGGTAGGGATTGTGGTGAAAGGACTTGTGTAATCTTCGTCACCAGCCGTAACACTCCCCAACCCTTCTGCTACTTCTTTACCGTACATGTAATTATCCATCGTATTCTACCTTTCCTACTGTAACGACTTCGCACACTCCACCGGAGCAGGCGTATTCCTGCGCCCCTGTAGTAGCGTCTTCAAACTCAAAGTCAGACAAGCGACTCCAATCAATATCAGGCGTCGGATGCTTTTCTTTCCAAGCTTCGAACTCGTCCTTTGTCAACGCTTGGTAGGGCGCTTGCTGATACGACCCACCGTCATACGGGAGGAAGCTGATTCCTGAGAGACTATCAAAATGCTTGTAGACCCAAGCACCAACCTCAAGCCATTCATCTTCTTTGACGTTAATTGTGGCAGAGGGTTTATGCTCACACCAGTTATCTTGGAGATGCTTCCAAAGTTCCAGAGCTTCCAACGCGTTCTGTTCGTCACGAGTTACTGTCCCTTCAGGCGATTCCACAGGGAAGTAGAATACGCTCGTAGACGAGGGAGCCATGACGTCGGGTTCCCAATAAACACCTTCAGCTTTGAGAAACTCTGTGAGAGGGTCTTTGTTGTCCGCTCGGACAGTGCGGAGATAATAACGACTGTGACGAGCATGGAGGCCACTAGCGCTGTTGACCAACTGACTAACAGTCCCACTAGGCTTAACGCAAGTAGTAGCAACACTAGGATTAATACCAAGGCGCTCGGCCCATTCGACATTAGTCTGGACCACAAGGTCTTTAAGTTCATTAAGGTTCTCCTTAGAGAGTACTTCAAGATTGTCGCACACACCAGTAAGAGAGACGCCAAGCAGACGCTCTTCTTCACAGGTGTCTTTCCAAATCTTCCTTAGGTACTTGAAGTCTGTGAAGCTTGACTGTATAGTTCCAAGAATAGTGGCAACCCGCGTCTTTCTTTTGAGAGTTTCGAGAGTATCCGTTGCACGGACAACAACTTCAGTAAGGTTACAGAACTCAAAGGGCCGTAGAATAATCTCGGAGCAGGGGTTAGTCCCAAAGTCAAATGATGCATCACGGCGACCGGAACGTCCTGCGATAGCTTGGCAAGCGTAGCGACTGAAGATTCCGGGTTCTCCTGATTTGCTTTCATATAGTGCATTCCACTTCTCCATAAAGAAGCCCGCATCAGGGCGTCGGTTGTTATACACTGCGGAGTTGTTTGCCAGACGACGGATACCGTGAGCCTCCCACCAAGCACCACTCTTACTCTTGATCATACGGTCGTCAGTGCAGTCAAACAGAGAGATCATAGCCGAGCGGCGTACACCACCAACGACAACGATGTCCCCGATCTTACACATCAGATCGTGACACTCTAGACTGCTAAGACGACGACCGCTGGCACTCCGAAATACGTCAACTGTATATTGGAAGAGGTCAACAAGAGGTTCCGGTCCAGAAGCTCTTCCTCCAAACGTCTTGAGTCTTGCTCCGGCAGGTCGAACTCGGCTAACGTCCCAGCTTGGTACTTGACCTGCAATAAGAAGCGTGATGAGTTCTCGGAGGGCCTTGGCCCAACCTTCTTTACTATCCTTAACAATAATTGTTGTGTCGGTATCTTCAAAGTGTTCAGAAATTCGGGGAAGCTGTTCGACATACTTAGTCTCCACACTGTATCCAACACCTGTGCCGCACATAAGGATGTACATAGTTTCGTCAAAGGAGCGAGGACTATCGACAGGGATGTAAGCACAGTTATAAGCCGGAACGTGACAGCGATCAAGTGCAGGACCAGCAGTCATCAACGCTCGCATAGAGGGCATTACTTCGAGGTTATATATTGCTTCGTACATAAGATAGAAGGGTTCGTCTAAATCCGTAGAGTCGAACGGATCAATCTGTTCCCTGTAGTAAGTAATCAGACGGCTGACAGTCTCGTCCCAGTTCTCCCTGCGATTCTCATCCTCAAGCCACTTCGAATAACGGCTCTTGTAAATGAAGGAAGAGTAGGCATCAGGAAAGGGCGTGTACATATTAGTTTCGTCGTTCAAGAACTTCCTCCAAGGCTGGACTCTTACCGTTCATTGCTCGGTGAATAGTCATAG